TTAAATCACAAGGACATCCTTGAGTTTGTCAATATGCCTAGGCACGAAATCCCTTGGGCTAAGCGTTGCGTCAACTTGTCTAACGTTATGTGGGATATGGCTATCCCTGCAGTCAAAGATGCAATCATCAAAGGTATTGCCCGTGGAGATATCTGGCTTGCCAAAATTAGGCACGATCAACACGGTGAAAGAATTTTCGCGAACGTGTGCTTAGAGGTCTTTCTTAAGAGCCGGGGCACTTGTCTTTTGGAGCATATAAATTTAGGTGCTTGCCGTCCTGAAGATCTACCAGCTGCATTTATCTGCGGCATGGAAGAGCTTATTGATCTGCACGGTAAAACTGGTGTTGAGAAAACTGGCGAGTATCTTTCTCAAGAAGACGATCGTCAAGTTGGACTTGGAATGCTTGGCCTCGCCAATTTACTTGCGTTGGAAGGCGTCACGTATGCTCAATTTGGAGAAGCACTGAATGAACATCTGTATCCATTAGGTGATTACATCGTGACTCCTGAAGCACGTAATATAGTTAAAGCACTTCAATTAGGAATTGATTCCGCCGCTGCCATTGCTAGCCGAGCCAATATGGATCGTTGCTTTGCTATTGCACCTACGGCGTCTTGTTCCTATCGCTACAAAGACAGAGCAGGCTATACAACTACCCCCGAACTTGCACCACCAATCGGGCGTACAGTTGATAGGGACAGCTCTACATTCGGTGTCGAATCGTTTGACTACGGTGAGGTTGAAACAGCTGAATCCGTAGGATGGGAAACCTACTACCGAGTAGTAAATGGCATCATGACAATGCTGTCAAAGACTGGCCTCAACCATGGATATAGTTTCAACAGTTGGTCAGACGTTCTTCAATACGACGATGACTTCATTGAATCCTGGTTAAGTTCACCACAAACCTCAATGTATTATTCATTGCAGGTTATGCAAAACACTCAAGCAAAAGACGATGCTCTTGCAGCTTTAGATGGCAACTTCGGTGAAATGTTTGGTTTCAATGATGATGATGCCGACGATGACATTTTAGATGTCTTTAATGATCCTGCATCCTGCGTAGGGTGCGCTGAATAAACCTAATTATTTATACAAATGAAAGCAGAAACTCCTTACATTCATCTTCACCAGCGCAAGCGTACATGGACTCCTGTTCAAGTATCTGCTGGTTTGCTACTTGATGGTGGCGAAGATGTTATTCAACGCGCACTAGCACTACGTTGTCTTGAAATTCCAGTGGGTGACTTTATTAGCGATGCTATGAAAGGTGATCTACCAGACGTCAAAGGCTGTAAGGAGCTACTTGCTTCTAACGTTGTTGATGAAGAAAATCATGATATTGCCCTTAATTTCGCAGCTGCTGCACATGGAGTCTCCCCTAAGTTTGAGAAAGAAGCTGCGCACATTTGTAAAACCTGGCTGGAGCTGGACCGCCATCCTGTTCTCAAAGCTGTGGTACTTGAGAGATCAGTCTTCTTCGTCTTACTGCCCATCTTCCGATTCCTGGGAGATACAGGATTACGCACGACAAGCGCCGATATCAGCAGAGACGAACAGACCCACGTCGCGGCTAACACGCTTGTCTGTGAAGCGCTTGGACTTAAGTCAGACAAGACGCTCAATAACCTTAGGAGAGCTACGGTTGCTTGGTGCCTTCAATCCCTCAAGGGAGAAGCTGAGCACAAACATCTATCCAGCAATTTCTGGCTTGCGAGTTCAGATTCTCTATACACCCGAGGTAAAGCTGAAGGGTTAGCTGAAACGCGAGCTTCAAGAATGCCTGCGTTTTTTGAGACTGCCAACCAAAACCTGCCTCAATACGCTTGATAATCAAGCACTACTATGGATACACAATTAACATTTCTACCTGCAGATAAACTCAAAGTTCAAATACTAGAACAAGAGATTTGTCCAGCTACGTTTAACGATAAAGATCTACCTACAGATGTTCATATCGTTACATACACAGTAGCTGGAGAAACATATTACGATGCTGTACGAGCTTATACAAAAGTAGATATCTTTGATGCTTACTACGATAAACTTAAGAGTATTGGAACCATAACAGATATTAGATCTGGACTTGGCAGAATTAAACCTATTTTATATGGCAAAATCAAAAGCTAAAACCAAGAGCGAGCATGTTGAAGAACTACTCGCTCGCATTGAAGCTAAGGTTAATAAGCTTACGATTAGACAATTAAAACTACTTCACTCAAAACATTTTCCCAACTGACAATGCATTCAGCAAAACTCGTTTGGATTACACCAAATGCAGAAGCCTTGATAGGCAAAATTGCTCGTGTATCCAATCCAAGCAACGAAGACAATCCTGAAGTTGAAAAACTAATTAAGTATTTAATTAAGCACAAGCATTGGAGCCCTTTTGAAATGGCTTCCATGTGTGTACAAATTACTACTACTAGAGCAATTTCCCCACAGATCTTGCGTCACCGTTCATTTACTTTTCAAGAGTTTAGTCAACGATACGCAATTCCTACAGATACCTTTGCCACTGTTCTTCCAGAACTGAGACGTCAGGATTATGACAATCGTCAAAACTCTATTGATGATCTAGAAGAAGAAACACAAGAGTATTATCAGCAGCGTATTGATGATCACTTCAGAGAATCAGTTCGATTGTATGAATCACTGCTTCACTCAGGTGTAGCTAAAGAGTGTGCTCGTTCTGTTCTTCCAATCAACACGGTAACTAAACTGTATATGTCAGGTACTATTCGTAGCTGGCTACATTACGTTGCTTTGCGTGGTGATAACGGTACTCAAAAAGAACATATGTCTATTGCACGCAGTGTTGGTGAAATACTTGATACAGAACTTCCACAAATATCTCGCGCAATGTGGGGATGAAGTCTAAGATGAAGACTGGAAAAACATACAGTCATAATGAACTTTATCGCTGCAACGATTGAATTACGATCCTTCATTTCAGATCCAATCAATGCTTATGGGCTTGACTATTGCGGGGCTAACGCTGTTGTGCCCGCTGGTAGTGGTGCTTCAGAGGTCCAGCTTCGAATCCTCTGCTACAACAGAGAAGGTGCCAAGCTATCTCTCTTCAAAGAATGGAAAGAAGGCACACGCGCATTGATTACAGGCAACATTGTCTTCTCAGATGATGTGACCAAACCTCTTGATCTCATCGTCACAACGATTGAACCGTCAATCCCAGACAATGTGTATTGCAATCAAGTTGTACTTGGTAATGCATTCTTTGGATCAAATGAAATCAAAGATCGTAAGAACGATCAAGTTGCCGTCAAAATTGGTACAACACTAGATAACTCAGAAATTGTTACATGGCTATTTCTTGAAACACATGAATCACGTCGCAAAAAACTTACAGATCGAATCCGTAGCGGACGCCCTATCTGCGTTCAAGGCTATCTCCGCGAATATCGCAAAGACGGGAGTGACAGTCCTTATCGAGCTATCGTCGCTTCTGACTTCACTACTCGTAAGGATAAGGAGCGAACTCAACGGAATCCACAAACGAACGGTTCAGCGGCGGGTTACTCAGAGGTGGATCCGACGCCGGACTATTGATCGAAGCAAGCATCTCAAGTCAGGAAAACTTGGCTGGGATGCACCAGTTTATAAATAGCGTTTAGGCGTTTGGAGTGGGTCCACCCATCATTCCAAAATGCCCGAACGCTTTTTGAGCACCAAAAGCTTTTTCTAATTCTGGCGTCAATCCAAATGTTGACATACCAGTCTTCTGAATATTAGTTAATGATGGATAGTCATCCCCCACAATCATGCCTGCAATACCACCTGACATATCTTTGCCTAACAAGCCAGGAATAACTCCTTGCGACATGTCTTTACCAGTAATTGCACCAAGCAATCCACCACTTAAAGCATCTGCAAATCGCATCATTAATTATCTCACATTTTACTATTGTAGTAACTATATTTGAAAGGTCGATATTAACTACATATGACCCTACAAGTATTGCCTCCTGAACTTCTTGAGGCACCTAAAGACAGAATTGAAACTAAAGAACCTCAACCCTATTGGAAACCTAGCTCACTAAAAGATGGAGAAAGCGAAGAGTTCCGATTGCTCGGATGTTACGAAACAGGACATGCAATCATGGGATGGCAATATGCATCCGAAGCCCGAGGAGCTGACGGTGAACTTAAGTTCAACGGTTATGTTGTCTCTCGTACTCACCCTGGTAGCCCTGACGACATTGCTCGTGAGACCGACTGGTCTAAGCCCGACCGACCAAAAATTGATGGCTCCTACGTCAAGCCACGTCGGTTTCTAGCCTGGGTTGGTACTTCTGCATCTCGCAGTCGAATGGAAGTTCTGTTTATTGAACAGAAATCATTGCGTGATCAACTAACAGAAATTTTGCAAGAAATAGAAGACTATACCTGGACTGATGATGGCTTGGCTAATTTCTCAATCAAGATCACACGTAAAGGTGCTGGCCTTGAAACTTCATATAGCATTCTCCCGAAAGTACGTAAAGTACCAGATAAAATTGCAAAAGAATGGACCGATACTAAGAACACGATCTGGCTTCCAAATTTCTTTGAAGGAAAGGATCCTTTTGATGGGAAGCAGACTGACGAAAAAGGTATCCCAGCTGGTGGGGTGGACAAACGAGGAAGCACGGTGCTTCCGACAAAAGCAAAATCTAAAAAACAAGAAGAAGAAGCAGAATTCTAATGACAAATTCAAACTTACAAAATCTGCCTCCTGAAATGCAGGCACGGTTAGCCGATATCCTTACACAAGCGAATGCCATTGTTCCAAGTAATACAGCTAATACTGCTGTCAATACTGGCGTACAAGTTAATCAAGTTCCTGCACGGGCTCCTTCCCTAATGGATCACACGATTGCTTTACGCCAAGAAGTAGCACAGCTGTCCCAACAAGTTTATGCAACTGGTCAAGTTGTAGAAGCAGTGGGTCAAGCTGTAGGAGAGTTATACCAACTCTTTCAAGCACAAACCGAAACTACAGATTACAGCTCAAATTATCAAACGCAACAAGGTGTAGATGGTGACTTCTGATCTTCCATACAGAATCCAAACTTCCGCCGGACATAGAAAGTATCTATGCTCCGGCATTTATATGCCAAGTGTGACTACGGTTCTCTCGGCTACTGAAAGCGAAAAGTCCAAAGCTGGTCTTCGCAACTGGCAAAAGAATAATCCGGGTGCGCTAGAGGCAGCATCAACTCGCGGCTCGGCTATTCACTTAGGTTGTGAAAACTATCTTCGTGGTTTAGACCCAGGTGTTCCTGAAGATTATCTTGACTTTTGGAATGGCATGTCGCCTTACCTTGATTGGTTTGATACAATTCATTGGTCGGAGCGTCCTTTGCGTCCTGACTGGAATCACTTAAGAAGTGAAGATAGAGAAGTCGCATTTGTCTGGAGTACGGAGCATAGATATGCAGGTTGTCCTGACCTCATTGGTGAAATTGGTGGAGTACGAGTTATTGCTGACTTTAAAACTAGCAATGCTCCTTATTGTGCTTCTTTCCCTGATCGCGGAGATCGGATTGGATTCGGTGGTTACCGAAAATATACGAAGTGTGCGCAGCAAATGGCTGCATATAGATATGCACTGAACGAGAGAACAGGTTTTCTTTGTGAAGCTGCTTTGATTATTGTCTCAACTCCTGAAACAACTCAAGGCATCTTCATCGATGGAGATCAACTCGCTTTGCATGAATCACGTTTTCTGAAACGTTGTCAACAATTCCATGAAATAGATAATGAAACTACGGATTGCAGTACACAAAAGTTGCAAGAACAAGCAAAGTAAACCTGCTCGTGATTGGCAAAATATATTAGAAGATATTGATTGGTTATTAGGTTGGGTTCAGAATGGTTACGGATGGTGTGCCACACACTTCAACGCTCGTCACCGCAAAGCTGATAACTCAGCTGGATCCAACATGGTCGTGATTGATTTTGATGGTGACACAACTCTTGCAAGATTCTGGTCAAGTGACACTGCTCGACAGTGGTGTGCTGCTACATATACTTCAGCTAGTCATACAGAAAGCGAGCACAGATTCAGAGCTCTGTTCCCACTGAGCAAGGATCTGCCTTCCACTGCTGAACACAAAGGTGCCTACTGGCTAATCGTCAATCGGTTACTTGCAGAGCTAGAGCTCAATGAGCTTGCTGATAACTGTGGGCAAAAACCTGAACGACTGTGGTTTGGTAACACCAATGCAGACATTCATAAGAATGCAGAGTTTGAGCCCGTACCTGAGTTTTTGCTTAACGATATTGCATATGACGAGTCATCCAACTTTGTATCCTCTGATGTCACTGAGATAGACATACAGCGCTGCCAATGGTTGCTAGAAAGCTTTCTGACACCATCTGATGATGGCCAGTATGAAACTTACTATGTACCAGTCATGGCCTCCTGTGCAGGCATTGGTGAGCCTGTCTTTGATTCATGGGTCACTTGGGTATTAAAAGGTCATCACGGTGAGAAACCTGAAAATATACAACCATTCAAATGGAGAGGTCTCGGAAACTTTTCTGGTCCCACTACACTATATTCACTTGCTAAAAAGCAAGATGCAGACTGGGCACATAAGCTTCCATCACATCTAAGATTTGGTGCGGTAGGTGCAGCTGCTGGATATACAGAGTTTGATCCAGTACAAGATATCGACCAGATAGTTCAAGATCATTTACAAACAAGGAGTAGTAGCAAATCAATGAATAATGCAGATGACACAATTGCGCCGGAGCCTTTACCTGACTCAACTCAAGTCAAAAAACGTGGTCGTCCTAAAAAGAATGATGATGATCTAGCAAAGCAACGTGAGTCGGATGTTCAAAAAGTCAAAGAGATTCTTCAGAATCTACGAAAGAACGAACTAACAGGAGCTATTGAGTACACGCAACCAGGTGGAGAAGCTGTATTCCTTCAAGGCCAAGACTTGGATCTCATGACTACTAAGCTTGCTTGTGAGAATGGTGTGTTTATTCCTGAGCAGCGGATAAAATCAGCAATTCAATATGCAGCAAATCAAAATAGGTATTGCCCAATTCGTACCTACTTAGATAAGTGTGCCGATACAGCTGAACCCCATCCTGATTGGGACAACATCGGTGAGATCTTCTTAGGCAATAAGCACAACATCTCTACTACAGCAATGCAGCGCATGATGATTGGAGCTGTTGCTAGGGCATACGATCCAGGCTGCACGATGTCATGGCTACCAATTCTGGTTGGCCCTCAAGGTGCTGGTAAATCAATGTTCTCCAGGAGCCTTGTACCACCAGCATTGTTCTCAGAGATTACTACTCCTCTAGATACTCTTATGCGTGAGCAATATCGATTACATGTTGCCTGGTTACTAGAGCTTCCAGAGATCGATAACTACTTCAATACAAGAAACATTGAGAACTTCAAAAATCTTGTTACAACACGAGTGGATGAAGTTCGATATCCATACGCTTCCCTGCCTAGCAAGTTACCTAGACGCTTTGTTTTTATTGGTACTACTAACCGAAATCAATTTCTAGTTGACAGCACAGGTAACCGTAGATTTGTACCACTTGAGCTTGGAGCTGGCTTTCAAATTCCTTGGAAAGAGCTGTGTAATGTACGAGATAGTTTGTGGGCTGCAGCAGTAGCTGCGTATCGTGATAATGAAGGTTATGAGTTTACAAGTGGTGAGATCGCTGCTATATATGAATACATCCAAGAGTTTGGTGATCCAGACCCTTGGTTAGATAAGATCGCATCTTATGTAGCTATCCGAGAGGAAGTAACTGCAGCAGATGTGCTTACAAATGCTCTCGAATTAGATCCTCGTAATCAAGGTCGTAGAGAAGGCAGACGTGTAGCTGATGTTCTTCAATCAATGGGTTGGAGAAGACTAGTAACAAGCAGGAAAGATCAGGCAACTGGTAAGTCCAAGTCTGTAAGAGTGTGGCAACGTCCTAAGAATGATCCTCTATTAGAAGATCACATTCTTAACGACTTCTAACTACACTTTAATTAAGTAAATACATATTTTTAAGTTAAATGAAATCCACAGATATCAAGATTGGCCAACGAGTATTTGTTGCGCCACAAAATCGAATTGCATTGATCGTAGGCAGACCAGAGTATTACACTCCTCGTGCTCGACTAGTACGCATCAAGTTTGAGAATAGTACTAGGTTTGAGTACAAACTCAATCATCAGCTAGATCTATTACCTACTGAATATCAATACGAAGCACACGGTGGTAGTCATGTCAAACCTGCTAGTGATTTTTAATGCCTGAGTCACAACCCAGTAAGAAAGTAGGTGGACACACCTACGGTCGTAGAAATTTAAATATGTCTAATACCGCTGAGGAAGGAGCTCTCTGTCTCTACAGTGGTCATTCCATAGGCAGGTTTAGTTCATCTTCAATGCGTTATGACAGTCACCAAGCTTGTGTGCGCTGTGTAGCTGCTGCAAGAGAAGGACGAATGTCTTTCAATATTGACCGACTGCTTAAAAAAGAACGTAAGCGTGCTTTGAAATTCTGGTCAAAAGTTGATATTGCTCAACCTGATGACTGCTGGGAATGGCTTGGCTACAAATGCAAAACCAATGGCATGCCTCAATTCCCATGGAGGCGTCCAGGCATTAGTACAAGTACACAGCACCATCCTCAACGGGTTGCTATGTGGTTTACATGGGGAGACCTTGGATACACTGGAGTTAAATCCACTTGTGGAAATAAGTATTGCTGTAATCCATTTCATCTTATACCCCAGAAAATTGGGGTTTTCGTGGACTGTGATTCCTATCTAGAAAGTTTTGAGCTTGCATGTGAGCTTCATACATTGAAGCAGCAAATAGCTGAATACAATCTAGAAGAAGCAATGAAAGAACAAGAGAAACTGATTAGTCAACAAGAACTTGAAGATAGATCAAATCTATTGTTTGAACCTGACTCAAATTTCTCTGACAGATTCCAAGCTGTCGTAGAAGATATGTTGAGCGGCCGCCATCCAAGTCAATCAAATCAAAACCCTAATAGTCTTTTTAAAGATGACGAGGAAAATACCACAGAAAACTTTTAATTAATCTATCCTTAGTAAAGAGTCATAAGAATATGTCTAGACGAAGCGATCTTATTCAACAACTAATTTCATCCAAGAAATTTGGTCCTGAAAAGAAACAAGAGCAGGAGTTCCTCATGGCTACTGCTGAGTTGATTCTATCTGACCTGATTAATATTGCGCTTAATGGTGTAGAACAAAGGGGAACTGGCTCATTAGTCATTAACCTTATGAATGACTCTACGACGTTCATGTGGCCAGAATCTATTGAGTTTGATTTGAAAACAGCTGAGCGAGAAGAAGACGAAGAAATCGTTGACTTCCTTCGCGATCTGCTTAATGAAATTGATACCAATGATTGGTCAACAAATGTATTAATAACACTAATTAGCGATGCTGGAACAAGAACATTTGCAGTCGAAGCAGGTCGGTGCCAAGAGGGCCTTAGAGCGCTCGCAGAAGAATTTATCGGATAAGCTTGCTGCCAAAGGTTTAAAGCTACCGCTATACCCGACACCTCAGATTATTGATCGTGCTCGTGCTGTCATGGGCAGTATTGATTTTGATCCAACATCAGATCCTGTTCAACAGGTGCTAGTTGATGCAACCTCCGTACCAAGTATTGAAGTGAATCCTCTTCAAGAGCATTGGCATGGAAATGTTTGGGTCGCACCCAAGGGTGCTGTACGTGATTGCCGAATCTGGCTTAACAAAACTCTGAGTGAATATCGCAATGGATATATTAATAGTTTTGTTCTATTTAGCAGTGCTTCAGAACTATTACGGGCTGCTCCTGTTGTATGGGATTACCCAATCTGTATTCCCTTTAAACGAGTAAAGCAGCTGCGTGCTACATCTACTGGCTTTGAGCCCGTATCGCCGTCTACTTGGAACTTGATAGTGTATGGTCCACCAATTAGTCAAGCACTGACTGACATTGACAAAGTCTCTCTGTTCTACGACAGCTTTAGAGATCTCGGTCGTGTTATCTATAGTGAATACGCAGGTGATGGTTGGATTAAAGATCTTGAATACTACGAAGAAAACAAAGGTAGTATTTGATGTCAAAGCATATTGCACCAGATTGTCTGATCACTCTTCCTTCTAATGACAGGGTTCATCCTTGTCGTTTGATACTGAAAGATGGAACATTAATGTGGAAGCATGCTCTTTTTTATCAAGACTCAATCGTATGTACCCCAACATCCGTTGCACATGAAAGTCACATAATAAAAACTGCTCAGCGCCTAGAGGAACTGAACAGTTGGATATCACAAGGATTAGAGCCTTGGAACTCTTTTAAGATTACAGGGTGGTATCAGCCTTTCAATCCTGAACTAAATGAAGGAATATCTGTATGCTTTAAACACAGTACACATGAACTTGATTTTACGTTTGAGAATTTATTGCCACACATCCAAGATCATGAGACTTTGGAGTTAAGGAAAGGATATCTATTCTTTCAACGTTGCTGACTACAAGGCCGCTTATCTGCGGCTTTAATAGTTTAACGAATCTATCAATCTAGTGAGATACCATTGTGCTTTTTCAGCATCTTCTTTGCTGTTTGTCTTATTCCACATACGCAAAATGTATTTGAGTACCTGTGCTTGCAAAAAACCCTGCTTACAGCTTGGTGCATTTTCAATCGCATCCTCGATTACTTCGATTGCTTCATATCGTCCAGCTGTGTAATGAGCAGGACTATTCACCATGTCTGTAGTTACTGGCTCAGTGTATTCCCAAGTACTGAATTTATTGTTGCTAAACCCAGAACCATAATCACCGTTGCTAAAAAAGCTATTCTTTTCGTTCATGAGTTTGTCTCGCGTATTGATTACTCCTTACTTAATATAGGAACTGGAATCATATATTGTGGATATGCCGAGCCCTAAAGGTGACCCGACTTACATTAAAAATAAAGAACGATTCTATATGAACATTGCTAAGGCAGTAGGTCAAGCATCAACACATCCAAAGTGTCCAGGTGGATGTATTATTGTTCGTGATAGAGAGATTATTGGAGATGGCAGAAGCATACTGACGGATAGCATGGTTGAAATCGATTGCATCTCATATGCAGTCGCAGCAGCAGCCAAAGCAGGAACCCCTGCTATAGGTGGTGTGATCTATACAACCAGATATCCATTTTCAACATCTGTGTTTCAAGCACACATGATGGGTATCAAAAAGATTGTTTTACTTGCCCATGACTGGGAACCGTATTACAAAGAAGAGTTCAGACGTTCTGCACGTCTAGCTCGTGAATTGAACATTGCTATTGAGCCAATGTTTGAAGATGAAGACCCAAGATTTACTAAGAATTCAAATGACAGAGATATTGACGAGACTCTCTTCCCGGAAGCAAACCCGTTTGCGCCAGATGAATATGATCCAAACAATGCAACACATACCTTCGATGAAAACACAACTCCTATTTGACCTTGAATCCACAGGTTTACTCCGACGTGGTTCCACTATCCACTGCATGGTTATGCGTGATGCTGTAGATAGCAGCACTCATGTGTTTGATCACAAGCCTGAGCGTGCATTGATTCAAGGCATCAAGCAACTGGAAGAAGCTGATGTGATTATTGGTCACAATATTATTGGATACGATATCCCTTTGCTCAAGGAACAGTACCCAGAGTTTGAACCCAAGGGTCAAGCAATGGATACTCTTGTGCTTAGTCGTTTGTTTTATCCACACATCATGGATAGAGATCACGAACGTCGTCCACTAGGCATGCCTCAACGCCTATATGGAAGACACTCATTAGAAGCTTGGGGTTACAGGTTGAAGTGTTTCAAAGGTGACTTTGGTAAGCATGATGGCAACTGGGCTGTCTATACACCTGAAATGTTGGATTACTGCATCCAAGACACTGAGGTCACCCTCAAACTATGGCAACTTATGCAACGGAGAATGAGCGACTATGCCTGATAAAAACGCACCATTGACTTCTGAAGAAATCACAGAAGCAGCAGATATCTTTTTTCCACTCTTTAACATTGTTGATGAGCGTATGCCAGACAAGGCATCTACTGAAGATACGTTGAAAGTTATGGAAAACATAGCTAAGTTGGCTCAGAAAGAGCGCATGAAAAAACGAGAAGAATCTGTCAAAGAAAAGTTCGGATTTAATAAAACAACTGATTCAGATGAGGATATTGACAAAGATGAAACTGATTGATTCCGTCACACTTGAAATGCGTATGGCCAGCATCATGGCTCAACAGGAGGCAAGTGGTTTCCGCTTTGACCTGACAGCAGCTGAGCGGGTACGTGGTGAGTTTGAGCAAGAGATGTCTGATCTACAGAATCAAATCCTTAATCGTTTTATTTATGTTCCTGGCAAGGTCTATACACCTAAGCGTTCAAATAAAACTAAGGGTTATTTCGCTGGCGCACCTATGACAAAGCTGCTCGACTTCAACCCAACTAGTCGTCAGCATATTGCTTGGGCTCTGCAGAACTTCAGCAAGGCCAGGTTTATCAAAGTTACTGAGACAGGTAAACCTAAGGTTGACGAGGCAACACTCTCCGAACTACGAGACACCGCACTGCAGCAAGGAAATACCAAACTGCACGAAGAGTGTGAGATGTTTATCCGCCTGCTTACTTTGCAGAAGTGGATGGGACAGTTGTCTGAAGGCTCTAACTCATGGTTCAACACCATTGAAGATGACGGTTGCATCCACCACAGCTGTTCACTAGCAACGATCAGCGGTAGAAATGCGCATCGGGGTCCAAACTTGGGCCAGGTCGTAAGTGCACCGTGGGCACGTCAGCTATTCATTCCACACCCTGGCATGGTCATGGTGGGAGCTGACTTAGAAGGGCTCGAACTTCGGGCGCTTGGGCACTACTTGGCCGTATTCGATGAGGGGGCTTTTGCTGATGTTGTAGTCAACGGTGACATTCATACACAGAATGCAGAGCGCGTTGGTTGTACAAGATCTGAAGTCAAGTCGCTAGTCTACGGGTTCATCTATGGGGCTGGTGATGTGAAGTTAGGTCACATTTTACATCCTGAACTTAGTGATGCTCAGAAGAAATCTCTTGGTACAGAACTGCGACGTAAGTTCCTTGATGCTATCCCTGGTCTAGAGCCCCTAGTGGATGCAGTGAAAACCAAAGTTCGCAGTGCTGGTCAACTCAAAGCACTAGACGGTCGTCCAATCTTCTGCCGAGCAGAACACAGTTCTTTGAACTTCCTGCTTCAGTCATGTGGTGCAATTTTGAGCAAGAGATGGTGTGTCATTGGTCAAGACTTACTTGATCAGGCAGGACTTGCTTATGACAACGACTACACCCGCTGTGCCTACGTACACGATGAAGTTCAACTATCTGTAGTACCCGCAGAAGTGGACCGCGTCAAAGAGCTTCTAGTAGCTGCTGCTCCTCAAGCTGGACGCTACTACAACTTCCGCGTTCCGATTACTGCTGCTGCAGACCATGGAGACAATTGGGCAGATACTCACTAATTCATATATAGATACAATCGCAATATGGAAGAACTTCATATTGCAGTTGAGTTTGATGAGCGTGCAATACGTGCGCTCCATTGTGCTGTGTCAATGACACTAGAGAAATGGACAGGGCAAGGTCAAGTAGATCAGGAAGAATTGTTTAAACTAAAAACCTTTTTACAAAGTGCTATTTTTGAATTTGACTTAGTTCGTTAGATAATATGTCAAATCAATTCATCTACATCAGCGTCAATTAAATTACCCACTTTGTTTAAAAGTAATCCACCAAACATTGGAGCAGTTGCATAGCTAAGGTATGCACCTGCTAGTCGTCCTCGTTGTTTTAGATTTGCGGGCATTCCTGCATCTTTCATAATTGCCAAAGCATTTTTTGAAGCTAAGGCCTCATCTGCTAATGCAGGAGCAATTGCGCCGTAAGCCAAAGCAAGTGAAGCCCCTGCATCTTCATCACCAGGTAGAACTGCCGCTGCACCAACTGGGGCAAGTATTCCTGCTAAAGATGCCGCAAGTGCCAACTTTGGATTACTTCGCATATTTCTAATATTTTTACCAACTTTTGTTTTAGCAGACACGCCATGTCCTAATTCATGTGCAAGCATTGATGCATCAGAACTGGGGTTATATGAAACTACATCTATTCCTGAATCAACACCAGTTGGTATTCCCATCTTCCCGGCACGTTCAAGAGATTCACTGTCGATATGCCCTGCTAATTGATTACTAATTAATTTTTTAAGATCAGCCTCTGTATTGCCAGTTGTTCGTGTAGGCCTAAGTTGATATTCAACTGGATCCGCACCTAAAGATAATGCACGTTTTTTAGCAGCCGCAATTAAAGCATTTTCATTTCCGCCTGAAGGGGTTTCCCCAGGTTCCTTGCGCATTAACTCTGGGACATTAACTCCATATGCAGCTAGATTTCCTCCCATTGCAGCAATTAAATCAAGCATTATTTTATTTTTAATATTAATTCAATTATATATCTTTATAGCTACAATATAAATACGTTCATCTCCTAACATTAGGAGACGCAAGTACCGCAAGAATGGCGGGAAGGAACGGGAAACTTACCACCTCACTATGGAGTTTCCAATGACCCAAATACAAGCTCGTGCTGTCGAAAATGCACGTAAAGAGTACCTTCGCGCACAGAATGAACTACGTGTTCATCGTCTGTCTGAGACACGTTACCGTGGCATTCCCACAATCAAAGCAACAGATGTAAAAGAATATCATGGTTGTTTTACATACCGTGGCGTAAGTTACTGCCACTAATACATACAATTATATTTCTGTCCCTCGCCTATCAGCGGGGGTCTTTTTTTGTTTATTTAACTCATATAATAACTGAAGCGATAAGTATTAATCGCTATAACTTAGTAACTGTAATTATGAAATCTATTATTGCTGCAGGCGCATTGTGTGCCCTTTCTGCCCCTGCCTTTGCTGGCCCCTACGCAAACGTTGAGAATAATGCTGCTTGGCTTGGTACCGATCTAGAAGCTGGTATTACCGAGGTTCACGCTGGTTATGAATTCGAAGCAGGTGAAGATGTCCTGATCTATGTTCAGGCAGGTCCTGCGTTTGTTTATATTGAAGACGTCGATACTCAAACTGAAGTATCAGGCAAAGTCGGAATCTCAGCCGACTTGAACGAAGACTTCAATCTGTATGGTGAAGTCTCGTTTATCACGACGGATCAAGAGTTCAACACTGATGATCTTGCACTTGGCACTAAACTTGGTGCCACCTATCGTTTCTGATAGTTAATACATTGACCCCCTATTGGGGGTCTTTTTTTGTCTATTCTTATTAATACAATAGATAAAGACTATGTAATAGATAGATGCGTAAAGCTGGTGCTTTAATTAATGAATACTTGCGTGAAGGTAAGCTATCATCTAACCGTTCTAATCCAATTGGTCAAGGCGGAAATGCTGTGGTGTATGACTCTGATACTTTAGGCAATGTGATGAAGCAACTTAAAGATCGAGACAGAGGTAGATTTGGTTTGCCTAATGATGAGCCAGCAGTTATTGATGAAGCTAATCTACAAGCAATCGCGGCAGAGATGGGTATTGCTCCACGTGTTGCTGGTGTAGAAACTTTCCGTGGTGGTATTGGTAATCGTATTGAAATGGAAGATATAAGAGATAACTTTGAAACTCACGGAAAACGTTATCGTCAATTCCCTGAAGGTCAAGATGCTGTCCGTGTTAATCAACAGTTAGGTCAGCTGGCTCTTAAAGGCGTTCGTCTAGGTGATAGACACAACGGTAATGTTATGTATAACAAGATGACTGGTCGTCCTATGCAGATTGACTTTGGTATTGCTGATCGTGTATCAGGAGCTGATCAAGTACAAGCATTGACTGAAGCAACCGCTGATGGGTTTACAGCTGCTGGGATTGGTGATGTCGGAGATATATTTAGAGCTACTGTCTATGATCTACTGGAAGGTGGTGACGTAGACGATGCAATGGATATTGCCAAGCAAGGGTTTAGCCGCTTACAAAAAATCAAGCAAGTTGCTTAAGACGTAAATTCCTTGTAAAGCTCTTCTTTAACCTCAGTCTCAGGTCGATAAGATTCCGCTCTTGCTTTGTCGTATGACGCCATTTGATTACGCATTTGTTGCGTAAATAATCCCCCTTTGAAGTCACCAAAACCACCACCAGCAGTTCCTCCATAAGGAACTCCCTGCGTTCCTGGTGTTTGCTCAGTTCTGAATGGCTTACGACTTTGATTAAATTTATATTGTGCTGCACGTTGTTTTGCAAGTGCTGGTCCACGCCATTTTGGAGTATAGGAATCACCAGCTCTTAGACGTCTTCTATCAACCACTATAGATTCCTACTAATACTTATCTATTATACTTTGGAAACCCTTGCTTGCATTCGTCTTCAGCTTGAAAGCAAGTTACCCACTCTGCATCTGTACTTAACAAGTGATCAGGCATCTGATCCTGAAGCATTGATATAGCAGCAAGATGGTGTGGATTTTCTGTAAATGCCTTGAAATAACTCTGAAGCTTTATCTTTCTCACTGGATGCCTACTTGCTGATTCAGTAGCTTTACTGCTTTAGCAAGAGGAACCATTGTTGCCACGAGTTTTTTAGGCAGCTCAGTCTCACGCTGCTCCATAGTTTTCTCTACTAGTGTTACTTGCTCTTGCATGACACTTAACTTAGCTTCAATATCCTTTTGCCTATAATCAGTAAATTTCATTGCGATAAGCAATGTTAACACTGGTCCAATAATATATTCCATTTATGTAAATTAACTGCCTAAAGTCTAGCTCAATTAAACAAATTGTAGGCCATCATCTTCTAGGTCATCATCTTCCCAACCTTCATCCATAATATCTGTTGGCATTTCTTCCGAGTTATCAACTGACAACTCTAGGAGCTCACAGAATGTTTCCTCTGAAATAATTTCAGGCATGCCTGCTTGTTGTTCATCAATTTTAAAGACGATGCCGCTAGCCATAAGTGTTTGCTGCACACCGTTCTTCTGTTCCATCCGTGACTTAAGCAGGCGTAAGGCCGTTTTTTCCAGAGCAGGTCTGCTCATTCGGGTGACTTCGTACCTTGCCCTTGTGAGAGCAAACCGTTGTTCGATGGTAAGTTGGTTGGTCATCTAGTTCTTCCTCAATAAATCTCTTGTTTGTAATCCATTCTTCAATTAATTCTTGGGCAACTTCGTTGTAGAACGATTGGCGTTTAAACCATACTAGCCAAGGTTCAGTACCTTTTGAGTGATTACACTTTAGGCAACATGGCAATAGATTGCTTCGTAAACTATCTCCACCTTTGGACTTTGGTTTTATGTGATCCAGTGTGGTTGCTCGGTTGCATCTGCAGTATCCACAGAGGCCACCCCAACCATATTTAATAGACTTTTTAAATCTTCGCTTGGCACTTTGCTTTGATAAGCAAGTGAGGTCAAACAGGAGGTCCGACCAGTCTTCAGCAATACCCATTCGTTCTTATTTAAGGAACTTACTACGAATGTAACGGAACTGCGTTCTTTATGTGTATTTAAGTATCAACGAGACCTAGTTTGAGTTAACACAAGTTCATCTAACTTGTCCTCTATGCGGATCATATGTGCTTCTACACGTTCCAGTGTTGTTGCAAAATCTTGTTTAGATATATATGAACGTGCCATACAAAGCTCTACTTCATCAATACGTTTATCGACGCGGTCAATTTTACTATTAATTCTAGAAGTTAAGATAAAACCTCCAGTCACGACAGCTAGTCCTGCACTGACAATTGACTCAACCATAACCGCATATACACTAGGCTTTTTATCTATTGTATCTCACATANCTTATGTATTCACTGTAGAATTTCATTAGAATTATTTACTATATGAATTTAGAATTATCCGAACTTTACTTGAACCCTAGCCTTGTTATTGCAAGCTCAGAGGTCCATCGTTGGGGAGTTTTTGCGCAAAAAGCTATTGCCAAACATGATGTACTTCAAGAGTCGCCCTACTGCACTTTTACGATGAAAGAGCTACGTAAAAAAGCAGATATTGTTGTTCGTTATACCTATGATTCTTCAGACAATCCAGGAGCAAGTGAAGTTGTTCTAGGCTTTGGATTTGCTGCACTTTACAATCATTCTTCTGATAATAATGCTGCGTACGAGCTAGATACTGTTAATGAAGTTATGCGTCATTACGCAACAGAAGATATCGCTGCTGGTTCAGAAATCTTTATTGACTATGGATACGAAGATGACGATTGCGACTTTGGGGATTACTAGTCGTCTTTTCTTGATTTGTGACTGTAGGAGATTGTCCAGCCGTCTTGGCCAAACTCTCCCACCTCTTCAAACTCCCAATCCAGATCAGGATCAGGCTCTGGTGTTGAACGCTTAAAATCCTCCACCGCACTATTAATCTTGTGCGGCAGAGTTGTATAAAATTTCTTTGCTTGTATTTTCCGTCTGACAGTTTCCAATGGACTACGGCTATTGAACTGGTAAATCCATTTCCCGTCTGACGGTATGTTGCTTAAGCCTTTTTTCCAGGCTTAATCGCATTGATTGCAGAAAGCACAAGCTGTACAACAGAGTTTGACTTCAAAGGAGTCAGTGCAATGATCTCACTAGAAGCAGCAATAATAATCCAAAAAATTGGAGACTCAATAATACCCATGGTTATATATCTAAGTTAATTTTATTGTAACTACTTTGCTACGCAAACTACGGGGTTTTCTATATACCTATATCGTTAATACTACGTAGCTCCTATACATCTATTATTTATAAACAGTATATAGGAGCTAGCGTAGTTAACGTAGCTTTTGTAGCTAACGACGAACCTTCTTTATTGCCTCGAATTTATTTTCAAGGGTCCAGGTTCCATAACGAGCTGTCATACCAGAGACCTTGTGTCCCATGATCTTTGAGATCATCGAATCTTGCAGTCCAGCGTCTCTTGCTCGGGTGCTCCAGTTGTGACGGATACTATGTGCCGCTTCTTTGGGTGGCAACTTCATGACTTCATGGAACCGTTCTGACCAATTCTTGCCTGGGTAACGAGTGAAGTCAGTCGTCAGCATCCCTACCCATGGATAGAACTCAGGATGAATAGGCACCTGCCTTGTTGCTAGGCGCTTGATGAGCCTGTTGTCATTATCTTTGATCTGAAAATAAGGAATAGCATTTTTAAATACGATTTCTCGGTTAAGTAAGCCTGCGATCTCTCCAATCCGAAACCCGTGATACCAGATTGCAAGGAAGATCGGATCTTGGTGATACGGCTTGTAGAACTCAAAAGGCCGTACGGGGTACTCCATACCCATCCGCTCTGCATTTAGATCACGGTTGATCTTGATTTTCTTACTGGAGTGATACCAGTAGTTGGATTGATCCTCAAGAATGTCTTCCTCATTTGCCATAGCCCAGATGCCTGACAGCAGGCTCAACCGACGACGCAGTGTCTCGGGAGAGCAGTTGCCAATTGGCTGTAGCTGCGACTTCCAGTATCGAGTGACAAACATTTTG